CTATGGTTACTGCTTGAGGCGGTAGAACTAACTGTTGACCTTTGTAAAACCCTATTGATTCAGCGTCTAGGTAGTTGTAACATTCTCCGGTTAAAGTGTAGAATGTAACTAACTGCTCCCAAAACTCGTTAAAACTTTGGTTGTCGTTCGGCTTAAAAACAAAGTCGTGAACTTCTCCGCTTTCAATTTCTTTACCATTGGTCTTGTCGTAAATATAAATCGGTAGGCTTGAAACTCCTCTGGCTATTCGTGTGACTATTGAGTAAACAACCGAACTACCTAAGTAGCCTTTTTTGATTGCTTTTTCGTCTGAAATTGTAGAACCATTAAACCCTTCACCAATTTTAACAAACTGATCTGCGCTGAATAATTCCCTGCTGAATAATTCCCTGCTAGATAGTTTGCTTAAGTCCCGATATGCCATATTAACACTTTTGGCAAAATTACAATAAATTTAGTTGTGTTTGTTTATTGGGTGTTAATGGTTTAATCCGCTCTTGTGCTATCTTGAAATATTTTTGGTCTTGTTCTATTCCTATTCCATTTCTATTAGTGTTTTGACAAGCTACCATAGTTGAGCCACTTCCCATAGTTAAATCTACTACTAAATCATTTTCATTACTAAAAGTTTTAATTAAATCTTCTAATAATAAAATAGGTTTTTGTGTTGGGTGGTGTCCTGTGTAATCTTTTTTGTATTTAAGTATATTGCTTTTGTATTTTTTACCTTCCCATAAATTAAAGGTACTTGCAAACTTCTTTTTAAATTCGTTGTCTATTTGTTTGAGTTCTAAGTATGGTATAAACCCATTCAATTTATCTATATTAAAATACTCAATCATTTGCTTATAAGTGTGTTCTGGACATAGTTTAAAATGCTTTGTTTTTGGACTTGCTTCCATAAAATGATGAACTGTATTTGTTAGTTTTTTATTCCATTCTATTCTATTATAATTAGTTTCTTTTCTCAAATAATTAGCGTAATCGATTAAAGGGTGTTTTCTTTCTAAATCATAATGTTTATACCAAACTAAAACATCTTCATAATAATTTAAAGGTGCTTTTTTAGCTGTTAATGCGTTTGCAAAATGGTCTTTTTCCCAAATCATAGAATAACAAAATGGAATATTTATATGGGTTTTATTTATTAATTCATTTGTGAATGGTTGTTGAGCAAATAAAACCATTTTACCATTCTTTCTTAATATTCTATTTGCAACTTTGTAAACTTCATTTGTATCAATTACTTCATCCCAATCACATTTACCACTCATTCCGTGATTTACGTTTTTAATATCTTTAACAGTTCCATAAGGCAAATCTGTTAATATCAAATCAACACTACCACTTTCTATTTTATCGCTTTCAATAAGGCAATCCCCTAGTCTTAAATCTATCATTCTATTATATTTAACGATTCTTCAAATGCCAATAAGTGAACGCATACGAAAACCCGTCAATTGAATGATTGAACTTGTCTATTGGTATTTCAGCCCGTTTATCATTCCAGATATAGTTATTTAGTTCATTCTCAATATCTGGGCTTTCGTCTACTATTATCAAATAGTCTTGCATCCAACGCAAACGCTCTTGAACTATTCCCGGACGTTTAAACGCTCTGATTGCGTTATAGCCTCCGTTGTACATTCTTAACTCAGCTATATTTAAAGGTTCTGAACTATCGCAAATTATTAAGTCTTGCCTTGTGCAGTTGTTTTCAATGATCGTTTTTATATTAGTCATTGATAGGCCGCTGGCATAGGCTATTTGCTTAACGTAAATAATTTTCTTTTTCTTATCTACTGCTACTTTAGTCAATGTAAATGGGTCGGTCCAACCCCAGTCAAGGCCAAAAGTATAGGGCAGTTCGTCATTAAATTTTCCTTTTTTCCAGCGTTTAAGGATAGCCCCTTCTAGTGGTGCATACTCCCCTTTCCCGTACACTTTCCAGCGGTATTCGTCGGCTGTTCCTTTGGCTATGTTTTCTTTTGTTGGCTCGTAGTCCTCAATTTTTTGAATCGTTTTAGGGTCTAAAAAAGGGTTGTGTTTGTAGGTACTTTTAAAGGTCCTAACGTTATCCCTTTGCTCAAATCCTTTATCCTTCAACCAAAACTCCCCAGAAGGGTTAAAATCTACCCAAGTATGTCTTTTAGTCCGTACATAAATAGCCTCGAATATTTCGTAAGATATACCGTTTACCTCATTGAAGAAGGAATAGTCACGTTTACCGTTTTTCGCGTCTTGTTCGTCGTCGTAAGAATTAAATTCAATGATTGAACCGTTCTTGAAGTAAAGTATTCTATCGGTTTTATTGTAGTAATCTACTGCTTTTTGTAGCCATTCAGAACTATTAAGGATTGTTTTAAGGTCACGAATTGCGCCTTTTTTTAGGTTAGGTATGTCTTGACCTACTACGGTTATTATGATTCCTGGTTCTTGCCTACACCTTACTGCAAAGCCTTGCATTAAAGAATAGGTTTTTCCGCTTGAAGTACCGCCCCTATTAATGGTTAGGTCTTTCCCCTCTGGAATCTCATAGTTTTTTTGAAAAAGACTACTTACCCTAAAAGGTTGACTACTGTTCTTCTGGCTCTTCACCTTCTACTTTAAAGGTTACGTTTCCACCGCTAAAGTCATGTTTGTTATCTACCTTTTCGGCTAACCCTAAATCGCGTGCTATAATGTTGTTATGATACACTCCAACAGCAGCCCCCGAATATTTGTCGTTGTAAATTTCTCGGTCTATTGCGCGTATGATGTACACATATTCAGCGTATCTACCGTCTAAATTAGCCTTATAGTGATCAAGCCTTGATATTATTTCGTTCTTTCTTAACCATATCTCGAACCCGTCCCAAGTTAATGGTTTCTCTAGTTCTTGGTATTTACTGTTCCCGTCTTTTCCTACAAAAACGTGCTTTAGATATGGATTGTTTTTCGCTTCGGTTTTATACGATTCAAAATGAATGTACAACTCTTCTGGTGTCTTTATGTTCTTTTCTGTTGGCATAGCTTATTCTATTCGTTCACACTTTTTACCTAGTTCTCTTTTGCCTTCTATCTATTTTCTACAATGATAATTCAAATTTAGTTATTAATTTTTAATTGATTTCTTTTAGTTCTTTTTGTTCCTTCAACCATTCATTGTAAGATAATATCTTGTAAATTCTGTTTTTTGCAACCTTACTATCCTCTTTGCTTGGTGGGGTATAAACTACTTTTATTTGATTAGAACTTAAAGCTGCTTGTTTTCCGTTGTGGGTTTTCCTTTCTTCTCCTACTTGCTCTGCATACATTGTCAAGGTTTCGCGTTTTAACCGTTCTTTTTGATCTTCTGTAATTACTATCCGGCCTTCATTTTTTAGCCTCGCAAACTTGACGTTTCCATAATCTTCAACCAGGACCATTGGGTTTAGTTTCTTTTGCTGAATATCGGCTTCGATTATTCCCTCGAAACTTTCTTCGTATTCCTTTCGGGCTTGTTCGGCTTTTTCTTTCTGGTCCCGTTTGTATTTTAAATCGTTCTCATAAAGTCTTTGCTTTGTAATTGCCTCGTTCATTTCCTGGACATAGCCTAAAATAAATTTATTCAAAGTAACNTAATTGATACCCATAAACTCACCGTATTGACCAGAACAACCCCNTTCAACCGCTATATTTAGTTCATTGACTGTTATACTTCCATACTTTCCAATGTTAAAATTACTTTCTAACGCCTTTGAACACGCCTTTACTTGATTAAAATAGTCGCTTTCTTCTTTCTTATGGCCAGCAAGCATTAAAGCCAAATCAAACGCTTTTAAAATTTCAGCGTAAAACAAAGCACTATTTTCTATGATCAAACTTTTAACCGTTTCAGACCTCCTAGCATTAATAATTTCTAATTGACTTTTTGTAAGGTCCGGAGAAAGGTTTTTAAAATCGTAACGTTCTATGATTGATAAATTGCTCATTTTTTGCCCTCCATTAATTCACTTAAAATATTTCTGTTCAATTCTTGCTTTCTTTCTAGGGTCATTTTTCCGTTGCTATTGCCGTTAAAGTTTTTTTCGTTTTTCGACCAAGTCAATAACCGCCTTTGAATATCAAACGTCTTTTGCATTTCAAACTTCATTTTTTTTCCGTTAGGGTTTTTCTCGGTCCAATACAAAAAAAATGATTCTCTTAATCCGATTGAATATTTTTCTATTGATAAAAGAATTTTTTTAAAATTCGCCTCTCTTTGTTCTATGGTTAGTTGTTCTTTGTTTACTTGTTTAGTTATACTATCATTGCTTTGGTAGGTGCTTTCACTTTGCTTTGATGCGTGCTTTATAAATGCTTTGTCTAGTGCTTTGTTAAGTGCTTTGTCATTTTTTGATAGGGCAATTATATTTGCTGAGTATTGATTTCTACTTTTTTCTATCAAATCAAAGAACCCCCATTTAACCAAAT